GCTTATGGTGAGCTAGGACATCCTAACGGCCCAACAATTAATTTGGAGCGCGTTTCTCATCTTATTAAGTCTCTTAAAGAAGACAATAATGACATCGTTGGTCGAGCCAAAATTTTGGATACACCATATGGTAACATTGTTAAAAATCTTATCGATGAGGGTGCTCAGTTGGGTGTAAGCTCAAGAGGTTTGGGTACACTTAGAGAAAGAAATGGCTGTCAGGTCGTCCAAGATGACTTCCAGCTAGCAACTGCAGCGGATATCGTTGCGGATCCCTCGGCACCTAACGCTTTTGTAAGTGGTGTGATGGAGGGCGTTGAGTGGGTCTACGACGCTGCAACTCATAGCTACAAGTCTATGCAAGTTGTCGAAGACATCAAAAATTTAGGTGACAAAGACTACAAGCAGTTGAGGGAACAAGCACTTAGCATGTTTGACAAGTTCCTCAAGTCATTGTAGATCAAAATTTTTATAAATAATATACCGAACCACAAGGAGTCAAAGATGGCCAGAAGAAAAAAAATAGAAGAGCATGTCGTCGAGGACGACGCTGTTGTTCTTGAGGCTGCTGACGACGTAACAGAATCGAATCAAGAGGAGGAGCTTGTCGAGTTCCAGGCTTCCGGTGAGGCCTCGTTTGTGCCTGATCCAATCTCCACTGGTTCGACTCGTCGAAAAGCGGACAAGAGCAATGGTATGCCCATGGAAAAATTAGGTAAGACAGGTGTTATCCAGCAAGTCGTTGATGCGTTTGCTGCTATGACGCCAGGTCAAGCTGCCAAAGCATATGAAGGTTTAATGGCTGATGGTGCTAACAAAGCATCTATTTCAGCAAAAGGAGACGCAAAGGCTCCTATAAAACTTCATACAATGGCAAATGTCAGCATGAAAGAAGACATTGCCGCATTGTTCAAAGACAAAGACGGTCTTAACGAAGATTTCTTCGAAGATGCAACTACACTCTTCGAAGCAGCATTACATACAAAAGCCACTGTAGTAGAAGAAGCACTCAAAGAGCAATATGCAGCGCAATTGGAAGAACAAGTTCTTGCTATTCGTTCTGAGCTTTCTGAGCAAGTATCCGGTTATATGGATTACGTTGCTGAGCAGTGGATCGAAGAAAATAAACTAGAAGCTGTTTCTGCTATCAAAGTTGAAATTGCAGAGAGCTTCATGTCAGGTTTAAAGAGCCTATTCGAAGAGCATAACATAAAAATCGAAGACGAGCAAGTCGACGTTGTTGCTGCCTACGAAGAGCAGGTTCAAGAAATCCAGGGCAAGCTCGACGAGTCTGTTAACCGCATTCTCGAGCTCCAAGGATCTCTTGCTGAATCCAGCAAGAAAATAGCTTTCAGTGAACTTTCTGGCGGACTCACGTTAAAGCAACGTGACGAGTTTGCAGAGCTAGCTGAGAGTGTTGAGTATGAAAATGATGATGAATATTTGAAGAAGTTGCAGGTGATAAAAGAAGCTAACTTCAAGTCAGCCGTATCTGAGTCGAAAGACACCTTAGATGATGCTCCCGTAGAAGTTGATCCTGAGACACCTGTTTCAGCCTCTCCTGCTGGTCCAATGGCTGCTTATGCTCAAGCTATCTCCAGAACACTTAAACGATAAGAGATATATTCGAAGGAGTTTACACAAATGCTTACAGAAGATCTAAAGCAAAAGTGGCAGCCGATTCTTGAGCATCCCGACCTAGAAGGTATTAAGGATGTTCATAAGCGCAATGTTACGGCTGTCGTATTAGAAAATACAGAGCGCGCCCTAAAAGAAACGCAAGGTTGGAACCCACAAAGCCTGCTCGAAGCCTCCCCAGCTAACGCTATGGGTGCTTCGTCGTCAGTAGCTGGTGACGGTGCCGTCGACATCTACGATCCTGTACTAATCAGCCTCGTACGTCGTGCCATGCCAAACCTCGTAGCCTACGACATCTGCGGCGTTCAGCCAATGACCGGTCCAACAGGCCTCATCTTTGCTATGCGTTCACGCTATAGCACACAAGCTGGTGGGGAAACCTTCTACAACGAAGTCAACACTGGCTTCTCCGTGGATAAAGACACATCATCCAACACTGATGTTGGTGGTGCTGGTCAAAACCTCGGAACCTTTGTAGGTAACGGTTACCTCAACTCTTCTGCGTCTAACGTAGAATTGTACAACTTTGCTGCTGGCATGACCACAGCTCAAGCAGAGCGCTTGGGTGATGGTGCTGCTAACGCATTCCCAGAAATGGCATTCAGCATTGAGAAGATTGCTGTGACTGCAAAGTCCAGAGCTCTGAAAGCTGAATACACCATGGAATTGGCACAAGACCTTAAAGCAATTCACGGTCTTGACGCTGAGTCCGAGCTGGCCAACATCCTCTCTACTGAAATCCTTGCTGAGATCAACAGAGAAATTGTTCGTACAGTTAACGTAATTGCTAAGGTTGGTGCTCAGTCCGACACAACCACAGCTGGTAAATTCGACCTTGACACCGACTCTAACGGTCGTTGGATGGTTGAGAAATTCAAAGGCCTCATGTTCCAAATCGAGCGTGAAGCTAACGCCATTGCCAAAGGCACCAGGCGTGGTAAGGGTAACATGATCATCTGCTCTTCTGATGTTGCTTCTGCACTTCAGATGGCCGGTGTTCTTGATTACGCCCCAGCTCTTAACAGCAACAACCTGGCTGTAGATGACACAGGCAACACATTTGCTGGTGTTCTAAACGGCCGCATTCGTGTTTACATTGACCCATATACAACCGGTAACTACATGACCATCGGTTATAAAGGTTCATCCGCATTTGACGCAGGTGTATTCTATTGCCCCTACGTTCCTCTGCAGATGGTCCGCGCGGTCGGGGAAGACACCTTCCAGCCTAAAATCGGCTTCAAGACTCGTTACGGCGTTGTCGAGAATCCGTTTGCACGCGGCACTGACGCGTTGGCTGCAACAGGTGCTCTTGCTGCTGACAGCAACGAATACTACAGAAAGATCCTTGTTAACAACATCATGTAATAACAAGAGTTGGGTAACCAACCG